CGATGAACCTATCAAGCTTCGCCTGGCTGACAAGAAAGTCGACGGAAAAAAGATCAGCCGCCTTCTCAGCATCGCCCTTGTCCTCAAACGGCTGGGCATCAACCCCAACAAGCTCGGTGTCCAAGGTGGGCGACTCCATACCGTCTTTGTTCTTCACGTGGGCCATCTCGTGCATCAGCGTGTGCCAGAACCAATCGATGCGGTCGTACCGGACGGACAACGCGATGACGGGCGAATCCGCGTCAAGCCAAAAGCAAACGCCGTCAATCTTGGTATGAGGCAGCGGCTCGACGATAAGAAATCGAATGCCGGCTGCCGACAGCACACGGGGAATATGGCGGGCCTCCTCGAGGTCACGCTTCAACTTCGAGAGGTGTGCCACGGCCGAATTAAAGGAACCCGCAGAAAATTTGCTCTCGACCTTCAACGCGCGGGCGAGTTGCCTCGCTCGAAACATCCAAGCTAACTGCGCCTGCGTGAGAGAGCCGTCCGTCGACTTCCTCGCAGCGTGAGCAAACCGGATGGGCTGATCAAGGGTTGAGATCTCAAAAAAGCCGAGGACCTGCGTTTCGAGTATTTCCGCGTTGCTGGTCGTCTCGATCCAGCCGCGCCGCTGCATTTCCTTGATGGGTGCCTTGCCGTACAGGAGCGCTCTCCTCGACACAGTGTCGTCTTTGGCCGACACTCTTGAAAGCTGGTAGGAGGCCTCCAGGTTCATCCATACCTGCGCACTCGTACCAAAGGCGTCGCCCAAGCCTCTGGCAGTCTCGGGCGTGATGGACCGCTTTCCGGCGACGATTTCGTTCACAACCTGCGGGGGCCGACCTAAAATCTCCGCCAAGTCCATTTGCGTCCATCCGCGCTCGACGAGTTCTTCGCGGATGTATTCGCCGGGGGTGAATGCTTCCGGATTGATTCGCTGAGCCATATTAGTGGTAGTCCTCGATGTTGACAATCACAACGGCCTTTTTGGGAGAGTTCCCTTCGAACTCTATTACTAACCTCCACTGATCGTTCAGCCGCAGAGAGTGCTGGTGCTGCCGGCTGCCTTGAAGCTTCTCCATTCGCAACGACCTCCAGGCATAGAGATCGCGTTCGTCTTGCGCCTGGCGGATGTAGTTGAGGCGGTTCCGATACGCTTTCACGACAGCAGGCGGCCATCCGCCGGTGAAATGCGGATCGCCTTCCAACTGATCGTAGGATTGATCTCGGAACCGTACCTCCATCCGTTCCTAGTGTAATCGGACAAGATGGATCTGTCAATCACGACTTCACGGATTCCGTGTGTTTAGTAAGCAGGATATAGAAATATGGAGGGTCTAAGGGTTCCTGACTCGCCTTTTTGGGTGCGCCGTGCGGCCTGGAACGCTGCCGCCGCACCAGCGAACGACTGGCTGGGTCGGTGCTGCCACCAGGACGATCCGAGCGGACTCGAACAGGCCAAGGAATACGCTGTCCCGTGTTCCATTTCCGAGGCGCGTTGCGAGCCAGCCCAGATCAATCTCCGAAGTGAAACCAGTCGGTCTCCGGAAGTGCCCGCAGGTAGGCGTCAACCTGATCGATGCACCCATGCGTGTGAGGTGGGAACCTGCCCCCGCGCTCATCCTCGCGGCCTGGGGGGACACTCCAGGGCTCGCGAAGCTTATGCGGTTCCTGGAACATCTGGAATGGGTACTTGTCAGCCATGATTTTCGCTCATCTGTCCGCACCTTCCGTGAGGCCGGCGCGCGTCCGCTTCCCAGTATGGGAGATGCTCCCAAACCGACATCGGGTCGGCAAATGGGCCCTCAACGCTAGCGGAGCTTTCAGAAAGGTCCAAGAATTACGTTTCGCAGCATTTTGGGGCGGCCGTGAAGTGGAGATTGATCAACGACGCCATCTGGAGAGCGTTAGAGGTGAGGAAGGATCAGACGATTTCACTGACCGAGGTTGATGAGGTCGCAAAAGTGGCGTCCGTCGAGCCCAACGAAGTCTTGGCCCTCCTGGCAGTACTTTGTCGCCCAGCCTCGGGTATTCTCCGGATGGAGTATTTGGCTAGCGGAGGCGGTAAGACCGTGCTGGTCTCCAGGGATGAAGTGGTGAAGCGCCTTAGGGCTTGGTGGAGGGTCAAGACGATGCCCGACGATGAATGGCATTCGTGGGCTGGCGGTGTCGTTGTGAAGTGGCGCGCCGCCGATGGAGAGGACGCGGCGGAATGACTCGCAACAAAGACAGCGCCGCCGAGTTTTTTGAGCGGATGAGAAGAAAGGCCCCGGCATATCTCGACCTGATGACATCAGAGACGGTGGAGGAATTTGAGGCGGCTTTCACCGAACTTCTTGAAGGCGCGGTGACTCACCTGGAGAAGAACAAGAATAACTTCGCATCCCTTGACGAGGAAGGACTCTCTGCAGTCTTGGCCGGATCCTTGACGATGCCCGGTCTGACCGTGACTCAAGAGACGAACTCAAACGGGCACGTTGATTTGACGATTGAAGCGGACCAGTGCACCCCCACTCGAAAGAAGTTGGGTGAGGCCAAGATTTACTCCGGTCCGAGCTACCACATCAAAGGCATAGGGCAGTTGCTTGGCCGATATACTACCGGCCGCGAGACGCCCGGTCTACTGATTAGCTACGTCCGCAAGAAGAATATTAGAGGAATCACAAAGAGGCTGAAGGCAGAAATGGACAAACAGCGCCCGGAGAGCCAGGTCGGTCCTTGCAAGGACCACATACTGAAGTGGTCGTTGGTCACAAGGCACAAGCACAGCTCGGGCGAGGTTGCTTTGCTCTACCACATCGGCTGCAACCTGTATGGCTAGCGTCATCGTCGGGTACCCCTGAGCGTCGATAGTCGGCAACAATGCTATGTTTCCCGTAGGCGATAGGCAATTGCGCGATGACACACCTTCTTTTGAAGCATCTTGATGCCACACAGAACCTCCTGCGGGTTTTCAGCGATTCCTTTATTGGAAAAGCCTTAAATAAAACAAATCTTGGTTCAGCGAGGGAGGCCCTCACGTCGAATTTCCTCGCCCGAAATCTGCCGTCCGCTATTGAGTATCCGAGTGGCGAGATTTTCGACGCCAAGGGAAATCAGAGTGGGCAGGTAGATCTCATTCTGATGCCCAGTTCATCCCCCAAACTGCACCTCTTCGGTGCAATCACATTGGCCTCGGTTGACACAATCCTGGGAGTTGTCGAGGTAAAGTCGCGTCTCACTACAGGCAGGAAAAACGGAGGAGAGTTGGGCGCCGCTGTAAGGCACTGCGCGGAAGTCAAGAAACTGGAGCGGAGCCAATCCCTGAGTGTCAGCTTTCTCACCCACGCCGGGGAGTTTCGGACCTGTCCTTACGTACTGTTTGCGTACCTGGGCCCCCGCTCCAGCACCTTACTCTCGCAACTCGAATCGATGCGGGCTGAAGTCCCTTTGGCAGGGATGCCGGACTTGATCGTGGTGTTACAGCACAACTACGTGTTGGCAAAGAGTGCTTCGTGGGTGAACAGCGGCGCAACAGCGTTATCGACCTATCGCGAAGGGGATTCAAAGCGGTCCGCATTGTTCTATTTGTACTCGTTCCTCATCGGGCTTGTGGAGTATTGGACGACTCATCCGGAGCATTTCCATCTTCCTCAGGAACAATATGTCGAAACCATGGCGAACCTGAACTTCCTTTTTGAGGACTAACTTGCCGACAAATCATCGATTGCGCAGGTGCGGGTGGCTTCAGGCGAATTCGCGGCCTCCAGGTTCGGTCGAGAAAATCGCCGTGACCAGTGGTTCCAGCCAACGTCGGTCGGCGGCAGCTCCGTACGAGTCCCACGTCTGGATTGCCGTCTTGATGCGCGCGACCTCCGGTTCCGAAAGCTCGAACTCCTTTACCGGGAGCGAGAGGCCGGCGTTCCACACCGTTCGCTCCTGCCCGTTCACGATTTCATGCTTCAGTTCGATAGCCCTTTCCTCGTCGGCATCGAGAGCGAGTTTATCTTGCACCGCCCAAATCCCGCGAATAGATCCCACGTCTGCCCGCTGCGCTCCCAAGAGGGCGTGCAGGTTCAGACGCTGGGTGTGGTCCAGTGTCAATTTCATCGGTTTGTCCTTTCGGAGATCACGGATTGGAATACAACAGAATGTAGCCCGCCGTGGCGCCGGCAGGCGTCTTCACTTTCAGTACGCCAGACCATCCGGAGGGATTCGTGGCGCCCATCAGTTCCGCCAGGCGGTAGCCGTTGCCGACGCCGCCCGCGATGATCAGTTCGCCGGCGCCGGTGACCTCGATAAGCCTGTGGTCGGCGAGATTCGAGCTGGGACCGTAGATGCGGAGCGGCGATTCCGAGCTATCCTTCGCCGAAATCACAACCACGCCACAGGCGATTCCGGCCGCGACGAAGCCGGTCTGCGACGCGCACGTACGGGCGTAGCCGTTTTTCGGATCATTGCCCTGCTGCAGGCAGGCGCCCCATAGGTAGATAGCGCCGCTCGTCCAGTTGTCGCCGTTCCCGGCGAACTGGCGCACGACGATCCAGAGGCCAGTCTGCCCGCCGGCCAGCGTGCCGGTGATCTTGAACCGCTGCCAGGCGGTCGTGAGCGTGATGCTCGTCGGGCCCGCGAGGTAGCCAGCATAGGCGTTGTCAACGATGGCGATGGAAACCTGCTTCGTTCCGGATGCGACCTTGGCCCAGACGTAGAACGTGTACTGGCCTCCGGACGCCAGGCCTGCTACCTGCTGTTGGATCACCGGCGTCGCGGTCACCGCCGTGATGGTGTCCGCGGTCGTGTTGCCATCCGGCGCGGCGACGGCGTTCGCGGCGACAGAGCACGACCCGCCGTTCTTGTCCCAGGTCGCAACGGTGAAGTCTTCGGAGTACTTCGTCATGTTCTCGAAGGGACCGCCCACCGTTTGGTAGGCGCCGCACTCGAACGATTGGAAGTGGGAGTCCAGGTAGGCCCACTGGTTGTTCGCCGCCACATAGCCGAAGGACGCGCCTCCGGAGCCATCGCGCAGAACCAGAGTGCTGGCCGTCGCGCTGGCTGTCCCCGAGGTGCGCGCGTTATCGAGGGTGCCACTGACGATATCCGTGGCGGCGTGCGTGTGGGCGGCGTTCGCCTTGGTCGCGCTGCTGCCGTTCACCAGGACGCAATCCGTGGCGGCTCCGGCCGCGCCGTCCAGTTGGCCGGAGGAGTTGATAACCGCCGCCTTCGAAACGGCCCACGCTCCGCCCTTCACCGGGCGGTTCGTCAGATCGGTCGCCAAACTGGTGACGTCCGATTCGGCGTGCGTGTGCGCCGGGAGGTCGCCGGTCAACAGCGTATCCCACGCCGGAAGCGCGGACACCGTGCCGGTCCCGGTCTGCCGCAGGAACTTCCGGGTCGCGGTGGTGTTCCCCGCCAGGCGCGCCCAGGCGGGCGTCCCGTTCGCGGCGATCAGGTCGCCCAGGACCGGCGCGGCAGTCACCGTGTCGGGATGCGTCGCGGAGAGCAGGTTGTGCGTGGTTGCCCCGCCCGCCGCCGCGACGGTGACGTTCACGCGGTCGTTGCCGGAATCGTCCGCGACCGTCAGTGTGATGTTGGCTCCCTCGATCAGGTTCAACGCGCGGCGCGTTCCGATGGCTGCGCCCGCCTTCTGGATCGTAAATGGCAGCGCGCCGGAGACTATGTCGGTGGCCACGTGGGTGTGGGCGGGGAGGTCGCCAGAAACCAACGTTGTGCCGCCCGTGACGCGCCCCTTGGCGTCCACAGTGACCTTCGGGTATGTCCCTGCCACCACGCCCGTCGCCGCCAACGAGGCCACCCCTGCCGCCACCGCCAGCCCGCCGACCGGATCGACCTGGACGATGCCCTTGCTGGTCGTCGTGGCATCCGGGTACGAGAACGCGCCGAACGTCTGGCCAGCCGCGAAGTCGATGATGGCGTCCATCGCCACATGGTTGCTGGCGTTCAGCGCCATCCCGAGGTCGCCGGAGTTGTCGGCCTTGCGCCACTTGACCGCGCCGAGGTTCGGCAGGCGCACCGGGCCCGTGGCGGCTTTGTTTCCCGACCCGAACTCCGCGCCGTCCTGGAACGTCTTCAGGCCGGTGATAGTGGCCGCGCCGTTTTTCAGGACGTAGTTGCGCGCCGCTGCCGTGCCGAGCTCGTTCTCGACGGCCAGCACCGCCGACTGGAGCGCAGTAATGAAGCCCGAGACCATGTTGGCCTTCACCGGGACGCCGGTGAGATGGCTGGCGGCAACCGTGCCAAACGCCCCGCGCTGGCAGCCGGTGAACTGCGTGGCGGTCTTCGCGGTGTAGACGATCAACTCGTCGTCGATGGACAGGATGCCGTATGCGGCCGCGAACCCTCCCATCGTCGAAGGGACGTTGATGGTGGAGTCGCCCGCGCCGATGGCTCCGGTCGCGGTGGTTTCAAGCGGCTTCGTCGAGAACGCATCGACGGGCGAGTACAGGGTGGATGCGGCGTCGATAGCGGTCGGAAAGTTAGACATTGAGTTTTCTCCGGTTCGCTTCGAAGCGGTTGAGCGCGCCGCTTGCCACGATTCCGACTGGTTGCGCAATCACCGATTCGACGGCCCTCGTGGCGTTGGGCTTGAAGTACTGTGCGCCGATCACCTGCATCTGGCCGGCGATCTCCAGCGGGACCGGGCGGGAATTCAGGCAGAATTGATCGAAGGCCCAGTAGCAGAACGAGTAGAGCTTCAGCGGGAGCCACATCCCGTATGCCTGCGCCATTGGCGGGTCCGGAGGGCCGTAGAGCCCGGACAGGAACATGCACTCCGACGCCGGCCTGCCGAGGGCGGTGCTGGCGAATGTGATGGCCTGCTTCATCAGGCCGGTGTTCTTCTGCCAGACGTTGTAGTCGAAGCCCTCGCACCGGAAATACTTGATCCCGTACGAGGAGTTCTTCCATTGGTTCGGCAGGTTCACATAGAGGTTGAGCGCCCGGAACTTCGTGCTGGGCTTGGGCGCGCCCTGGTTCGCATCTAGAGGCCACAGGCATTCGAACACGGCGGTGGGATGGTACCCCCGGACGTAGGTGATCACGTCCTGGCAGTAGGCCCAGATGCGGTCGCGTAGGAAGTCGGCGGTTTCGTTCTGATGTGCCGGGTCGCCAACGGGATCATCCGTGTTCGCGCGGAACGGCCAGATCTGGTGGCCCTTGGCGGCGGCGAAGTCGCTGATGGTGTCCTGGTCATAGTAGGGCATCCCACCGTGCGCGTCCTGCGCTTGGTTGTCGAAGTACCACCACTGCGTCTCCCCGAACTGGAGCACCACCGGCAGGCCCGCCGCTTCGATCTGGTCGGCGCACTCCTTGTACATCTGGCGCAGGTACGTCCGGACCCGGGTGCCGAAGTGCATTTGGTGGGACGGGACGCCGAGGTCCACGTCCGCGCCTGGCGCGACCACGCCGCCGATGTACGACAGGTACTTGGCGCGCATCGCGGCCGGAGGAAGGTAGCACTCCATCGAGAACGCGAACGAAGCCTTGATGCCCGCCGCCTGGAACTGGCCGGCAAGGTCGCGAATCCACCGCCGCGCTCCCTCGGTCATCACCGGCGAGACGGCGTCGATCATTTCCCAATCGCCGTCGGCGCCCGCCACGCCAAGGTGGTCCGTGAGCGTGAGCGTAACAGAATTCGGCGCGCTCACCGCGACCCCAGTGTAGGTCCAGGACGGGGCCTTCGATTGGACCCGCAGCGTCGTGCTCGATCCGAAGTTGTCGTCGGCCCACACGCCGGAGAACAGCCCGTTGATGATCGCGCGCATGTCGGAGACGATCCCCTGCAGCGTCTCGCCGTACCCGATGGCGTGGTTCACCGTCGTCCCGCCAATCGAGAACGAGACCACGTCGCCAGCGGCGGGCGTGCCGGAGAAGACTACCGTTGCGTACGGGTAGGTGGCGTTGATGCGCCGCCGCTTGTTGTTCCAGAAGACGCCCATGTACACGTCGGCGTGGCCCTTGAAGCCGAGCTTCTGGAGTTGCCAGAGATGCCAGGCCGGAGGCTTCTTGTAGCCGTGGTCGGTGTCGAAATCCATGGCGAGGGTCACATCGGTGTAGGTTTTCGGCGCATCCGGAACATCCTGGGCTTCGAGCGGCCAGAGGTAATCGAAGTAGAAGTAGTACCCGCTGCTGGCCGCGTTCCTGGTGAACGTGGCGGTGATCTCCACGGTGTGATTGCCCGCCGCCACGCCGCCGCGCACCTTCAAATTGGCTGTCGTCCCGCCGTACTCGTTCAAATACAGATCGTGGGTGGTCGCTACACCATCGAGGGAGACGGTGACCTTGCCGCAATCGGTGTTGAGGAAGGTCCCAAGGTAGAGATCGTGCTGGCGCGGGTACGAGTACCGGAGCGTGACCTTGCGAACGTCAATCGCGCTCGATGGCGCGGTGCGCTTGGCGTGCCCTTTGCTCCACCACTGCGACGGGAAGGTGCCGCCGTAGGCATAGTCCTCCCAAAAGCCCGTGTATTTGCACCGTGCGTCCGCTTCCTCGATTCGGTCCGACCCGCCGCCCACCTTCAGGCTGCCGTTGCCGGTCACCGCGATGTTGGATATCGTGCAACCCCACTCGACGTTGCCGGTGAAGCCGGAGACGGGCGAGAGTTTCTTCAAGCGTGCGCCAGCCGACCACGAGCCGGGCGTCGAGGCTTCGAAGCCGCGCGCCACGGTGAGCTGAGTTCCCGAGACCACGGACAGCAATTGGATGCGCTCCTCCAGATTCGGAGTGCCGATGAAGTAGCGGCCTCCGGTGAGCTTTGAGGAGTCGTCCACCGTCCACGTGGCATCGGAGGCGCCCACACCGGCGGCGAGGAAGCAGCCGTCCTGGAGATCCTGCTCAACGTTCTCGAATCGCGGCGCGAAGACCATGTACATCTTCCGGCAGTCGCTCATTGGGACAACCGCGCCGTTCTTGTCCAGCAAGGTCTGCGTGAAGTCGAGCGTTACGTGATACTTCGTGTTGTTGTCACCGTTGGCGAACAAGATGGTGGCGCCGCTGCCCGCCGTCCACTGGAATCCCTGCCCGCTGCCAACCGGGACGCCGGCCAGCGTGCGACCGTGAGCGACGACGACGCGGTCCAGATTCCCGAGTTTCCCGTATCGCGATGTTGCCCCGGTGCCCAGGACGAACGTCAGCGTGATGCCGCCGGTGCTCGGGCCGCTGGCCCAGGCCTGCGCATGAATCACGCCGCTCTGGTCCGGACCAAATCTGCCGGCGACGGAAGCGCCCGCCGTGTTGATGATGTCCGCAAGCTTCTGCGCCACGTGCCAGGCCTTTGTCTTGCGGGTCACGTAGGAACCGCTCGGGTGACCCATCGATACGCTCGCGTGGAGTGCGCCGGTTCCGACTCCGATTACGGTGGTCTGTTCCTCGTTGGTGCCGGTGCGTTCGATCCAGATTCCATCCGCAACCGCGAAGCCCGCCGTGCTGCCGACCGGCAGGCTCACGTCGCTCGCCTTCACTGCGGCGCTCAATTGAGTTTCAACCCGGCAGTCCGTGCTGGTCACCGTGTATCGGGTATCGCGGAAGTAGAGGTGGAGCCAGTCGATTCCGCCGTCCATGTTCTCGTCGCCGCTGATATCGATGAGGACCGTGGCGGCGGTCTCGCTGCCGGACACCACGGTCGCGTGATCGAGCAGGCGCACTTCGTGGCTGTCTCCTGCGCCGGTGACGAACGTCATGGCGTCCCAGGAGACGGACGGGTACTTGGCCGCATCGAGGCGGATCGCGCCATCGAGCGCCTGGTCGTACTCGATGTCGAACTCCAGTTTCAGGCCGGAAAGATCGGTCTTCGGCAGATGCTTCAGGCGCAAGTGGTTGAAGTAGTCGTAAGCGTTCCACCAACCCAACACCGCGAAATCCTCCGCAGCCTGGAAGATCCCCGAGATGGAGACACCGGTCTCCGTGGCGTCGTGGATCGTGGTGGTCGCGGCGCGCCCGGCGAAGCCCTGCAACTGGAAGTTCCGGCGCGGATCGAAGATGTGAAGCGGTTCTAGGGCCACGGGCCTTCCTGACGGATGCGAATCTATAGCAACGTCACCGCCCGAACCAGCATGAAACGGTATATCCTACTCGGAGACGGCTATGCAGAATCTATTCCTTGTGGATGGTGCTTCGGGAACTGGGAAATCGGACTTGCTGAAGCTCGTGACGGACTACAGCAGCGACGAAACGGCTTGCTTCGTCACAAAGTGGACTACTCGTAGCAGAAGAGACTACGAGCAGGAGGACGCTTTTCTGCTCGATCTGAAGTTCACGTCAGAGGTCGAGTTTCAATCTATCAAGCCAGAATTCTCCTACCGTTACGGACGAAAGGAATACGGCTTCACCCGGCAGGATTTGGAGGACGCTCTGCAAAGGTCCGACAACGTCTTCGTCATTGTCCGAAACGTCGATTTGATCCGTCGCATCTCGAAAGAATACGGGTACTTGAATGTCGTTCCACTGTTCGTCTATACAGACGAAAGGCTGCTTGAGTCACGCCTTCAGGAGGAGGGTTTGACCGATGAGCAAGTACGATTTCGAATGGAGCGGTCGGCGCGGGCGACAGCAGATTACTACGAGCACTCTGAGATCTATCGTGAGGTTTTGATCAATAACTCAAGCAAAGACCGGTTTCACTCGCTCATCTCGAAGTTGCTTGAGAAACATCGAAGCGCACCCAAGATTGATCCTTATCTGGTGGCCGTGATGATGTCTTTCAATCCGTCAAATCCCATGTTGGAGGACTACTATGGAGCGATGGAGCGGGCGGTTACCAGCTTATCTACCAAGCTGCACTGTACCCGCGTCGATAAGTTTGTCGATCCGGTAGCTGGTACGCCGAAGATCTCCGTCGCAGCGATGCACCTTATGCAGCAGGCCCGCTGTGTTCTGGTTGATCTCACGGAGAACAAGCAGAATGTGTACTACGAACTTGGTGTTGCGCAGGGTACGGGCAAGACGTGCATCATAACTGCCGTCTCGGGTACCCTAGTCTTCTTCTATCCACGAGAGCATCGGATTCTGTTCTACGACTCCGCTTCAGATCTTGAGCGAAAACTGAGGATCGAACTCCGTGGCATTTTCGGTTGGGTCGCCGCCGGCAGCGCTTAGGCATTGTTGCTTCCGGATCACGTTTGGATCACCACGGTCAGATCGGACCCGGCGTTAGGCGACGCGACTGCTTTGATATCGAATGCGAGGTCGTTCCCCTCAAGGAGCACGGCGGTCGGCCAGATCGAAGGCCGGATGCTCGATCCCGACGGATGGCTCATCGTCACGATGGCGGTGAATGTCTGATTCACCGTGTCCACCGAAATCACGTTCACGTGCTCCTCGTTGGCGAGGCCGAACTCCAGGAATACGAAGTCGCCGGCCGCCAGGCCACTGGTGGAGGCGTCATAGGAAGCCGTCGCCACCGCCTGCGCCACTCCGCTGCCGGTGATCGCCGCGATGGTGATCTGTCCGTAGTCGTCATACGGCAGGCGGCGGGTCTCCGGCTTGCCGTAGCCTTGGGAGACGAGGAAGTCCCACGTGTTCTTGAACGGCGTCGGGAGGCTCTGTGCGATGCCCATCTTCTCCAGCACGTTCCAGGTCGCGCCGCCATCGGTCGAGTACTTTACGACGAATGCCGACTGGCCGTCGCTGGTCCCCTGCTGGAGGTACGCATAGACACACCGGATCGACGCGGCGTTCTGCACCCTCATCGGGATCGCCACGTCGTCCTGCGCCGCTAGCGCGCCGGGGATCTGGAACGTGTAAGCGCCGCCCGAGCAGGTGCGGTCGCCGGGCATGAAGGGCTCGTTGTGGTGCGAGAGCGGAAACGTAGTGAACGGCCCATACCCGAAATGGTTCGCCACGCCCACAACCGCCGCAACCACGCACGCCGACGGGAGCGTTGCCTCGATGCGGGCGGGCAATCCGGGGGTCCGGAAGAAGCCCTTCTTCACCGAGTACGTGAAGATCTTATAGTCGAGCCTGAAGAACCGGATGCCTTTCGCGTGCGGGCACCTCAGCGTTTCGAACGACGCCCAGTCTATCGGCTCCCCGGCCCAGTATCTCTGGAACTGGAAACTCCCGGTCGGGACCACATCGCCAGTATTGCCGGGGCCGACAATCTGGGCGCACTCGTAGGATCGCCGGTAACCGACGTTCGGGTCGCGCGATTCGTCGTTAAAGATCACGAAGTCACCCACCCGGAACGCGCGGGATGTGCTCGGGTTAACGGTGCATGCCACCGTCACCGGATCGGTGTCCTTGTCGATGGCGGCGTCGAGGCTGGCCCACAGTTCGGTCGCAAGCTCGTCGATGTAGTACAGAGACATCGCGACCTCGTTCGCGCCCACGATATTCGCGTTGCCGGAGGCGTCCGGAAGCACGTCGATCTGGTCGAGGGCGAAGGTGCCGTAATCGGAGAGCTTTGGCGTCCCGTTCACGACGCCGGGGACTCCGCTGTCTTGCAGGTTCTCGTCCGGAACCGGCGTCGCCACCACGTCGGCGGGCTTCGGGCCGGCGACCAGGTCGTACATCGAATCTGTGGTCGTGCGGCCCTGAATGTCGATGGAGTAGTCCTTGTTGAGCTTCCACGAGGACACGCGGAACTCGCCCGACCCGCCCGGCATGTCCGGATGCGTCATCGAGCAGACCATACCCGGCTCCGTGTTGAGCGCCAAGACCGTGGTCCGGAAGACCAACTGGCGCGCGGCCTTCCACTCCGCGATGCTGGTGCCGCCCAACTCCTCGCGCAGCCGGATGCTGATGATCCGCGCAGCCTGCGACTTCGTACAGGTGCCGGAGAGGTTGACGTTCGACTTCAGGAACAGCGGACCCGCCGCGCCGCCCAGCAGCGTGGCCCGGTCGATATCGTAGACGGTAACCGAGTTATTGACGAACTTGTAGTCCTGGTCGGCGAAGTTGGCGGTGAGGTGGTCGAACGAGGGCTTGAGCGGGGCCAACTGGAGCGAGTTGAAAACGATGTTCCCAATGGTGAATGCCTCGACCGTCGAGGAATTCACGCGCACTCCGATCTTGAGCTTGCCGAACGAGAACGTGTAATACCCCAGGCAGTTCATCAGCACTTCCTGGAGCCAGTCGCGGAGCGGCTTCTCCTCTTGCAGCGTGCCCCGGAATTTGAACTGCGTCTCGCTACCGGTACCAACGAGCACGGTTACCTGCTGATTGCAGATCGCCGCCGCGTCGATGGCGGCTTGGACGTCGAAGAACGTTTCCGCGAGATTCAACTGCGCGGTCGTGGCGTTTGCGCCCAGTCGTAGCCCGCGCGCCCGGAGCAGCATGTTGATGGCGATCCAGACCGGATTCACCAGGGGCGGGCCGAAGACCCGCACACCGGACGAAGTCCACACCCACCCGCTCATACCCATCTGGACATACGCCACCATCGCGTGGTCGCCGGGCTTGGTGAGTTGCAGACCCTTGGTGTCGCTACGCCGGATCACGAGGAACGCGGTTCCGGCCGCGTAATTGTCCTTGAACGTCGAATTGCCGGAGAAGATCTTGCGCCAGTCGCCGCCGGTGGTGTTCCCGGATTGGTCGAGAGAGAACCAGTCGCCATCGGCTGCGGGGTCCGCGCCCAATACCTGGCGGATACCGAAGGTGGGCTGGTTGGGCCAGCCGTGCTGCGCCTGGCCATCGAGGGTGCTGCCGACGAAGACGGCGCCGGTCCTACCCATGGCGACCGGATTCCCGTTCAGGTCTTCGTAGTGCGCGGCGGTGTAGGAGATGAGCGGTCCTTCGCCCACGATCCCGAGCGCCTCGTAGAAGTCGCTCTCATCCCGGCCCGCCGCCACCTTGCAGTTCACCGGCATTTCGCTGTCGGTGTAGATCTCCGGGATGACCTGGTCGTATATTGAATCCGCGACCAGGGACACGCTGGTGATGCTCGACCGCCCGAAGCCGAACACGCCGGTAGAGTTGTCCTTGATGGTGACGCCTTGCGGCTCCGCGACCACCGCGCCGTAATACCGCTTCATGCCGTGCGCCAGGCAGCCGTTGGCGGTGTCGTATCCCTTGTCGCACTTGCTGGCGTCCGCAGACGGGAAGTGGACCACGTCCATCACGCCGGCGGTGGCGAACGGGCACGCGCCCATGTTGAACGCCTTCCAGCAGGAGCGCGATACCTTCCGCGTCGGGTAGGGGAGGTTCAGTTCGTAGAGACCGTCCGCGGCGGTGACCTTGAACTCCGCGCCGGAATCGAACTGCCAGTTGATAATGTCGCCCTTCCACAGGTCAAGCTTGATCTGCTGCCCGACGTGGTAGAGCGAGAACTCGATGGCCGCGCGGAACAGGTCCACGTCGTTCGCCAGGTCGCGCATCACGCGGTCGGCGTTGCCGAAGGTGAAGGTGGCGTCGTCGGCCTCGTTCCCCATGCCCTGCGAGATGCCATCGAAGTCCACCAGGCGCGGCAGGTACAACTGCGCCCCGATGGTGCAGCGCCGGTCGGAGAGATAGATGGCAGGGTACCCGCTCTGGAGAGGCTGGATCTTGATGAGGGGAATCATCTGCTGGACCTGCGACAGCAGAGCGTCCTGGAGGGCCTGCGGCGGGAAGCGGGTCACCGTCGAGGAGAGCGGGTAGGTGGGGTTGGAAGCCGGGATCTCGACCAGGGTAACGCCGAGGCTGCAGGCGTGGTCCGCGAGCATCTCCCAGGACAGCGGCTCGTTGGCGAAGCGGCAGATATAGGCGGTGGTGCCGTTGCCGTCGTCGTTGGGCGCGTTGTAGGTGAACGCGCCGTAGGGACCGTACTTCGACTCCCAGAAATCGCGGAGCGCGCGGCGGTCGGTGTCGCGGAGGAAGGCGCGCCGCACGGTGAAGCGTTTCGCGCCCGCGCCCAGTAGGAAGCGTTGCTCGATCTTGGCGTTGCCGCTTCCGAACTGGTGGATCGCCACGTCCGGATGGTTCGAGCGCCCGAAGGGGTAGTCCGAAACGATGGGGAACGTACCGGAGACGGCGATCTCCGGGACCGTGATGTTGCCGAGTTGGTCGGACATGGCTTAGGTGGCGGGCGTGATACTGAGGTTCCCACCCGCCGCGTCCTGGATCGCCGCCACCTTGTCGGTCGGGCCGCAGATGAAGTACTCGGGCACCTTGGCCGGCAGAAGCATCGAGCTTGCCGTGGCGGTAGGGTTCGCGCCGAAAGCGATGTGGCAATCGGTGGTCGATACCACGCGCACCACTACGCACCCGAGCACCGCGCTCTGAACCGACGAAGCGGCGTATGCGAGGACCTGCGCGGTGCCTGGCTTGATGGCCGGAAACGCACTGCCGGGAACGCCGCAAACTGCTGTGATCTTGCCAGTGACCATTTCGCTTCTTCTCCTTTGAATTCTGAGCTATGCCAGTTCGAGCAGTTCGATCTGAACGTCGGACCTTCCTGGTCCGCAGGACTGCTGCCAATCACCGTTGAACCGGACGATGTACCGTCCAACGGTCGCCACGCCGGTCGGATCGTATGAAAACTTCGGGCTGGTGTCGTAGGGGTCGTAAAAGTAGAACGGTTCGGCGGAGCCGTTCCGCGCGTCGAAGAAGTTGCGTAATGCCACCAGCGCGGCCGGCGTGAGGCGCTTCGCCTGCCGCCACCGCCGCCGGCTATTCGTCGCCAGCACCGACCGCTGCGATTCACCGTTCTTGTACTCGTTCTCGATCAGCGGGTATGCCCGCTCATGGACAAACGACTTACACAGCGATAGCGGAAGCACGGTCACCGGTGCTGCGTTGAGAACGGAGCCAGGCATGTTCGCAATTCGCTAACTGACAATCGTTCCGGGGCTCAACTGAAGACTGGTAAGCTCGCGCCGATTCGCGTTCGATTTCGTCGCGGCCATCGATGCGCTTTGCACCAGGCGCGGGTTGTTGGTAATGGCCTGGACAGCTTGGCCCTGTAGCAACGCGGTGGTGGCTGGCCCGTCAAGTTGGATCACCAACCCGCCGCCGGACGGAGTGCCGGCGCCGATCTGGTCGAGTCCCGGCAAGCCTCCCAACGCCGGGAGCGGCGTGCCGTTGCTGTACTGCGGCGACTGGAACAGCGACCCGCCCGTCTCTACCAGCGAGAGGGGCGTCACTGTGCCGGGCATGCCGGTCGTCTTCTGGCCGGTGGTCATGGCGTACAACTGGATCA